GGGTAGCGGTTAACTACTGCAACGTATCCGTATAGACCGATTTCGAGCTGACCATTTGCAACGATTGAGCTGCGTAGTTGAATTTGGCTGCTCTCGTGGAAGCGCATTGCCTGTGATGGGTAAACCAACGCGAATTGGTCGCCTGTGTAGTTTGGATCAACGATTAGGTCAAGTCCTGCAACTGTTCCTTGTGTTGAACCTTGTGAAATCAAACCAGCCGCATTTTGTGGAACTGCTGCTGCGAATAGTGGGCGAGCCGCACCGTCAACTGCGCCAAGCAAATCTGCGTATGAGATTGAACCTGCTGCTGTTGGGTGAACTGCTAGGCGGTTTGGAGTGAAACGCATTACGCCGTAAGAGTCAGCAATACCATCTGCAATTGACTTGTAGATTGTGTTACCTGTTGATGCAACTGCGCCATCGCGTGCAATTCCGATTGCATAAGCATCTGTCTTTTGTGCGTATGACGCGGCGAGTTCCTGAATATACAAATCTAGGAAGCTCGGATCGCTGCGGTCCACAAGCTCTACATTGAGAACTCCGGCACCCGCAAATTTGACGATATTATCTTCTTGGAAGGTAACTGCTGTGTCTGTTGAAGAAAATTCTGCGCCTTCAGCTGTTAGAGCAACTGTTGCTTGTGTTCCAAGCTTAGGAGTGAAAATCTTCATTCCTGCTGCTGGGAGTGGTGCTGATTCGATGCTTGAAATAAATGGGCGTGAGTTATCGATAATTCCGATAATGTCGCGTAGGTAGTTAGGTGGAACCATACCTGTGTTTTCTGCAACTGTTGCAACTTGTAGTGCAGCGATTAGATCGCGAGCATCTGAGTCGCCGCGTGATGCAGCTAGTTGTGCCTTAGCAACTTGACCAGCGGTAACGTTTAGGTTAACGCGTGGAGATGAATACATAACTGGCGCTGATGCGCTGACAGTTACTTCTGACTTTGCAGCTTCTACCGCTTCGGTAGTTACTGACTCTGAAACGGTTTCGGACACTAGGTCTTCTCCTTCTGGTTTAATATCTGAATCATTTGATTCAGAAACTTCTGTTTCTGTCGCTGCTACTTCTGTAACACGAGCAGAATCAATTGCTGGATCTGTAACTAAACTTGTTTCTATCATTTGTGATGATGAGATAACCATTGCGCCATCTACGTTTTCCCATTCGTTCAACTTAATTCCGACTGAGAAACCATCGCGTAGGCCTTCAGCGGCTTCTAGGAGTGAATCATCACCGGCAATAGTTCCAGCGATTTTGAATGATGCTTCAATACCGGATTCGGTAACTTCATAACTTGTAAGTTTGCCAATTGGTCGAGTGCGATCATGTTCTAAAAGTAATTTAACGTTCTTAGGAATTGTTATTGAATCTTTCGCAAATACTGTTTTGCCAGCAGATGTAAAACCTTCTTCGCCCCAGGTTACGATGCGCCCAGTAAGCGTTCTGGTTTTTGTATCAGCTGCGGTCAGCGTAATTGGTAGATTTACTTTCATTTAAGTAGATCCTCTTCCTCTCGGATTTCTTCAACGCTCATTGCGCCGATTCTGTTTAGGATTTCGTAAACTTGCGCACGCTCTAATGGATTTCCACGTAGGAATTCGTCAAGTGAGAAACGGACATAATTTCCAGCGGGCACAAAGTCCGGTTGGCTTAGGCGTTGCTCTATTGCGAGAAGAATGTTGCGACCGCCGAAGTCAATTAGCGAACGACGCTCATTGATTGCGTTTGAATAGGTCATTGATGTTGATTCGGCGGAAGCAAAGAAGGCCGGGATATTTAATGCTCGGCATAATTCAAGCGCGACATATTGGCGAGCCTCATTTAATTGTAATTTGTTTGGATCAATACCCATCGCTTGTAGTTCAACGTCGGCATTTAAAAATGCAGTGCTTCGGTTAGTTCTAGCAATGCGCCATGATTCAAGAAGCTTGGAAATTCTTTCAGATGTTAAGTTTGTGCCATTAGATTTAAGAACCATCATTGGAACTGGTTCTTTAGCAAATTGTTCTGCTGCATTTTCAAGCGCGATAGCCGCCCGGATAGTGCGGCCAGCACGATTTAGGAAACCTTCATCAAGTCCGTTAAATACTACGAGAGAACCAACGCCAAATGGTGGAACTTTTTTATTGTCAACTGAGTAACCGATAATTTCAGTTCCAAGTGGGTTTAATTCTGGAAGAACACGATCAGGTGAAATTCGTGTCCATTCTTGAATGCGACCATCCGCATACATTGACATTACAAGTCCGTAAGATACGCCTAGAAATAATAAATCTTCAGCGACATAGCTGTAAACGGCAGAACCAGGAACTCGTGGGTCTGGTTGATTGATTACTTTGTTAGGTTCAACGTGTGAACCATCTGATCTAAGATATTGTTCTAGTGGAAGTGTTGCAAGAGAACACAAAATGTTTCTGCCACGAGCGATTGTTGGAACTGCCATCGCAGTAGCTCTGTTTGTTGTCGCTACCGGATAAAGCCAACTGTTTATGATGCCATTGTTAGGCGCAGGATACGCAGCCGCGTCAATAGTCATTTCGGCTGGCGCAGTGGTTGGAAGAAAGAAGTCTTTGATTCCCATATAGTGGATAAGTATATCACTATGTGAGATTAGCCGATAAAGATGTCCACTTCCGTTTCTGGTCGTGTCGCAAAATGGGAAACCATCGCCATCGCAACGGCTGCGCAGATTGTGGAGTTGGAAACCTTACGGCCTAGATACCAACCGCCATCTTTAAATGGAAGTTTGACGGCCGATAGAACTTGCTTGGTAAATTCTTCCTGGCGTTTGTGGATCAGTCGTTCTGAAGTAATTGCAGATTGCATCTCATCACAAGCTTGTCCATATAAGGCCCCATCGATTGGAGTGGTTGAAATTCCGGCTGGCGATAACCGGGCCGCGACTGCTCCGGCGGTTTGGCGGCTATAAGCGACTGTCGTAGTTGGATATTTGCGAACCCAAACTGCTAGATCATTGGCAAGTGCTTTATCGTCTATCGCTACTGCATTTTCCCAAGTCTGCAATAGAACCACAACAAACTTATCGCCTTTTTGTTGACCTGCAATTAAGGCAGCTGCTCTACGGTCTGGAGATAAGTCGATAGCCATCCAGGTTTCTTGTTCCTGATCTAGTTCTGCCGACTCATCCCCACACGCGTCCCAGAGCGACGGATTTATTGCTGGGTTTATCTGGGAAACCCATTGACATAAAACTTCTGTTCTAACAATTGATTCTTCATCGTTGAGAATGGCCCGAAGGTTATCCGGATGAACTGTATAGCCGAGAGAAGGGTTTGAATATCTAACCGCTTCCCAGAATTCAGGTGTATCGCCGATTTGAACTTCCATTGGAGCAGACCATTCGAACCAACCTATTGGATCATCAGAACCAGCGGCGGCAGCTAGTCCGCGTTCACGCATTCTGTTAAGAACTACCGAATGCTGGTCTCCAGCGTTTGAATAAAGAATCGCCATTGGGTTTTTTGAAGCCATCTGGGTAAATCGAAGCGATGCCCATACTTCCGGGTCTTGATATTCACGAACTTCATCCAAGTGGATAACATCCGGCGCAGCGATACCACGAGAAGCCGAGTTATTGGCACGAACCAAATATCTAGCCCCATCGATTAGTTTGATTTCCTGCGATCCTTTAGTTTCATATTTCTTAGCAAACATGGCAGCCAGTTGAGGATGGTTTTGGATAATCTCATCTATCTTCCAGAAGATTTCGGATGAAGTTGTCAGCTTGTGAGCCGTGTGGACTTGTAATTTCTCACCTAATTCAAACATTCCCCATAAGATTCGAAGCGCGAGAAAGGTAGATTTGCCCTGTTGGCGGGCTACTAAAACGCCCACCTCGGAATGATACCAACGGCCATCTGGCTTAACCCGGTGCATCTCTATCGCCAGAAGCTTCTGCCAAGGAAGCAATTCGAACCCGATTTTGGCGCAGAAGTCAATCATTTCTTGCCCGCGTGAGGGTAAATCGACTGGTTTTGACCGAATACGCGGTTCTGTCGCCCCTAGGTAAGCCCCATCAGGGCTATTTA